CTAGATTCTAATTATAATTTAATTACAGAAACTGTTACGCTCAATGCTAGTGGCACAAAAGATACTGTGGCGCAGTTTATTCGAGTGTTTCGAATGATTGCTAATACTAGCCACGTTGGAAATATTTCTGTTACTGTTGATTCAATAGTAATCGATACTATGCCAGCCGACGCCGGGCAAACACTTATGGCAATTTATACGGTTCCAGCCGGAAAGACTGCATATTTACTTAAGTTTCAGGGTAATGTTGAAAAAGATACTGGAACAATTTTTAGATTACTAGCCAGACCATTTAATGGAGCTTTTAACGTTAAAGGTCAATACGGAACATTCGGTTCTGCAGTAACCTTCGATTTTCCAGTTCCTTTAGTGTTTACTGAAAAAACAGATATCGAAGTACAAGTTAAAGCTCAGGGTACAACCGGAGCTGGAGCAATCTTCGATTTAATTTTGGTGGATAACTAATATGCCTTTTGTTCCAATAATCATGGGCAATGACAGCGACCATCCGTATTGGGAGTACAACAATGATAGTGCTCCTAATGCTCCGCTAGGCATTCGACAGTTTAAGACCAATACAGAGGTATATGTTAATTGTCGACGTCTCGACGATTCTAACATTACTGGTGAACTTAGCAAAACATTCTGGGATAACCACTACACGACATGAAGACGTTTAAGAAGTTCGTAGCCGAACAGAAAAACACACACATGACCCACATCGAGGACAAGGTTCTCTATGGTGGTGTTAAAGGTACAAGAGATGCTATCCTAGCGCTCCGGTCTCTTCGTGACATGATGAAGGGTCAGCATGCTGGCAACGTCAGCGTTAAGTGGGATGGCGCGCCTGCAGTCTTCTGTGGCACTGATCCTACCGACGGCAAGTTCTTTGTTGCCAAGAAAGGTATTTTCAATAAGAATCCTAAAGTATACAAGACTAATGCAGATATCGATGCAGATGCATCTGGTGATCTTGCTGAAAAGTTAAAGTTAGCATTAAAGCATTTTTCTGGATTAGGTATTAAAGGAGTTATCCAAGGTGATTTACTTTTTACAAAATCTACTATTAAATCCGAAAAGATCGATGGAGTGGATTACGTCACGTTTCATCCTAATAAGATTGTCTATGCTGTCGAGAAGAACAGCCAGGATGCTCGAGAAATTAAAGCAGCGCAAATCGGAGTTGTCTGGCACACAACCTACATCGGAGACAGCTTCGAAAGCATGAAAGCTTCCTATGGTGTAGATGTTACTAAACTAAAGAAGACTTCTGCAGTTTGGCAGCAAGATGCTATGCTTCGTGATCTGACTAACGTGGCAACTTTGTCTGAGAAAGAAACAGCCACTGTTAACAAGCACTTGTCTGAGGCAGGTAAACTGTTTAATCAGGTTAAGAGCTCTACACTCCGTGAGCTAGAATCTAATCGTAAATTAGCAGAAATGATTGAACAGTTTAATAATACTTTTGTTAGATCCAATACCCAGATTGGTGATACCACACAACATGTACGAAACTTAATCCAGTTTATTAACGATAAATATCAGAAAGAAATTGATAGCAAGAAGACTGAAAAAGGTAAGCAATCCTGGAAAGACAAGCAGTCTGAGGTAATGAAGTTCTTTTCTCCTAGTAATAAGAAAAGCTTAAAGGCCATGTTTGACCTTCAAAAGACAATCGTGGCAGCAAAGTTATTACTTATAAATAAACTGAACAGTATTAAGAACATTAAAACGTTCTTAAAAACAACCAAAGGGTTCAGATCAACTGAGCCTGAAGGTTACGTCGCTATTGACAAGCTGGCTGGCAATGCTGTTAAGCTAGTGAATCGCTATGAGTTTTCAACAAATAACTTTGACCCAACTATTTTAGCGGGTTGGAGTAAATAAAGAGGAACGATATGAAATATCTTATTTCCGCAATTATGGCTACTATGGTAGCTGCTCCTGCAATTGCTCAAGATGCTGCTGGTAATGATGCTCTTATGTCCAACGCAACCGTAGGCGTATCTACCGATCTGGAAGGTAATGCCGACTGGACCGTTGGGGCAGAGTTGGGCATTGCTGGCTTCGGTGTAGATGCAGGCTTCACACTTAATGACCGTGGTGACAACGCTGCTGATGACTACTCGATTAGTCTCGGCTCTGGTATGGACCTTGGGTTCGCTTCCCTCGACACTAGCATCAGCTATGCATGGGGCGCAACTAATGGTGCTGACCTGATCGGTCGTGGTGCAGGTAACACCTGGGGTGACGTAACAGTTGATCCTACTCTGACAGTAACTCCTGGCATTATCGGCGGTGAGTATGCTTGGGTAGGTGGTTCTATGGACTTGGCTTCTGACGGCGAAATCGCTGTTGGTTGGGGCGGCGCTTCCTACGGAATCGGTTACACCCATGAGCTGAACGAGCGTGCTTCCATTGGCGTTAGCTGGGGTTGGTCTGTAGACGTTGTCGATGATCTTGACGACACTACTGTTAACGACTGGGTTACCACCTCTGACGGCATGAAAATTGGCGTAGGCTTCAAGTTCTAAAATGATTGGGTTTAAAGACTTCCTCTCCGTCGTATCTGAGACTTCTCCCTTAAACGGGGAGGAGTCTTTAGCCCTATCTGAAGTACTGACTTTCCAAGGCAGACGTAAGAAAGCAATCCAAGCTAAGCGCTACAAGCAGAAGCTTCAGCGTCAAAGAAAGATTGCACTAAAGCGTCCTGCCACACTTGATAGATTAAAAAAACGTGGTCGTAGAACTGCTACTGATGTTATCACTAAGAGATTCTATGGTGGTAAGAGTAAGAAGGGTATGACCCACGCACAAAAGTCCCGTATTGAAAAGCGTATCGCTACTAAGCATCAACCTGCAATGTCTAGAATCTCTAAGAGACTTCTGCCTAGTAAGAGAAAGCTTGACGTAGCTAGACGCCAAGGTAAGCCACGTCCTAAAACTCCAGGAATGTACTAATTATGATTAACGGTTTTAAGCAATATCTAGAAGAACAGTCCTCCGTAGGTTATCTTGTCTTTGGACGATTTAATCCACCGACGACTGGTCACGAAAAGCTACTAGATAAGTTAGCTAAGACCGCAAAGGGAAAAGACTACTTTGTCTTTACATCTCAGTCCTCCGATGCTAAGAAGAATCCACTAGACTACCAGACTAAAGTCAAATTCATGCGTAAGATGTTCCCGAAGCATGCACGGAACATTATCATGGACTCCTCTATTAAAGTCGTATTAGATGCTGTGATGCACATTCAGAAGAAAGGATACAAGAACCTGGTAATGGTTGTTGGGTCTGATCGTGTGCAGCAGTTTAATGATCTTCTTAAGAAGTACAACGGGGTAGATTCTAAGCACGGTAAGTACGAGTTTGATACGATTAAGGTCGTATCTGCTGGTGCACGTGATCCTGATTCGGACGATGTGTCGGGTATGTCCGCTTCGAAGCAGCGTGAGAATGCAAAAAACAATGATTTCCGTAAGTTCGCAATGGGTTTACCCAAGGGAGTAACTGACAGCTTAGCTAAGGACTTATTTAACGCAGTCCGTAGGGGGATGAAACTCAATGAGAATAGGTCATTTGCTCAGCATGTTATGCTGGCGCCAGTTTCTAAAACACGTGAGAGCTACGTTAGCGGGGAATTATTCTCTATTGGCAGCCCGGTTAGGTTAAAAGAATCTACAGAGGTTGGAACCGTACAGCACCGAGGATCGAACTACCTGATCGTAGAGTTCAAAGAAGGGAAGAAAAGAGTATGGCTGGATTCCGTAGAAGAAGCGTGTTGGCCTGGATATACCCAGAAAGGTACCAAAATGAAGAACGGAAGAAACGTTCCTAACTGCGTACCTACCAACGAAGAACCTTACACCCCACAAGACCCCGATATTAAGGATAAGAAGGGTTCACAGCCTGCTACCTTCCATAGAGGTATTAAGTCCAAGTCTACAAAGTCTAAGCGTGATGCACACTTCAAGAAGATGACCAAGAGAAGAGACGACGATCCTAGCGCGTACAAGCCTGCTCCAGGTGATAAGACAGCTAAGACTAAAGAAAGTCCTTACACTAAAAAGTTCAGACAAATGTACGGAGAGTTTACCAGTGCTTAATTTCAAACAGTTTACTGCTATTTGTGAGAGCGCAGACGCTGCTCTTAAGGCAAAAGCAGATAAGAGTGGTTACCCACTTGGTATTTTAAAGCAAGTCTACAAGCGTGGAGTTGCTGCCTGGAAGGTCGGTCACAAGCCAGGTACTACCCCTCAGCAATGGGGTATGGCTCGGGTCAACTCCTTTATGACTGGGGGTCGTACTCGTGTTAAAGGGGATCCAGATCTTTGGGCAAAGGTTAAAGGGAAAGTTGGGAAATGAAATTTAAGCAGCTACACGAAAAGGCAACTTCTATTGCCCAGCAGAAGCTTATGGCGCTGGCTCTCCAGCACAAGCGTGGTGAGCTAGATTCAGATAAGGTTACTCCTGCAGTAGAGAAGCTTTCAAAGTCTATGAGTACAAAAGAGTTAGAGGACTTTGCGTCTACTAAGCATAAAGGTTTGCCTCAGAAAAAAGAAGACAATGAGGTTTCTAACCGCTCTGCAGCTCTGAAGCCTCAGATGTACAACGATCCTGTTACTGGTAAGAAGAAGGTACGAATGGTTCCTTCCAAGTCTAACATTGTTAAGACTAATGACCCAGAAGACGTTAAAGAGGCGCACGATCCTAAGCACGTCAAGATGGCTATTGGTGTTGCTTCTGATAAGCGTTACAAGCAAGGCAACTACAGCGGTGCAGTACGTGCTATCGAGAAGATCAAGAAAGGTCTGTCTAAGCATCCACAGGTTGCTGCTGTCCTTAAGAAACAAAATGAAGCATT